AGGTCTGCTTGTGTCTAAATCTCCGTCATTAAAACCTGCTTTCCATTCGTATGTGTAACGAATTAAAATCTGCGTAGTTTGTGGCTTTATAGCTTCAACAATTTTACTAATAGGTGCAGTTAATTCCCTTTCAATAATAACGTTGCTATCTATTCCTTTACCTTGCTTTACTTCAGTGCTTTTAATAAACCCCTTTTCTGCTAAAATATCAATAACACGCTTAACCGCTCCAATATCTTCTTTTAAAGTGTCAGCAATTACTTCAGGAGTAATACGCTTATCCTTTACAATCAAGTCCAAAATATTAGATTGTAATTGTGTTACATCGGCAAACATTTCAAAGTCCGCATCGTCACTAAATCTTGTCTTGCTTTTAATAACCTCGTAGTTATTTCTATCTTCTCCGAACTCAAAGAAAACTTGAAAATCAGCTTCACTAAATTCTAAATCTTCTGCACCTAACCAAGTAGCTACCTCCTCATCGCTTAAAGCATAACCGCCTTTGAGCATTGAACTTGCTTGTTCCCTTGTAATCTTACCTTTGTTAAAGTCACGGATAATGCGCTGCATATTCTGCCACTCACGACCTTTTAAGCCTTTAATATGCTCATTAACACTTAAAGGACTTGCTGCCATTGGCTGCTCAGTTTCAGCAGGTATGCCGTATTGTGTAGGGTCAATACCTAACTTCTCTAATATCCACTCTTTAGGTGCTACTTCCTTAATAACGCTTTCGCTAAACTCAATTCCGATTGGGTCGGTAGGCATAATCTTTAACTCCTCATTTACACCTGCATATTGTCCAAGCATATTAAATACACCTTCTAATTGCATTTGCTTATAGCGAATATAAGTGTTGTTAAAAATCTCGTAAGCGTCACGCAATTGTTGGCGGCTTCCTAATTGTCCTGGTGTTGAGATGCCAAATAAATCTGCAGCAGTAATTTGATGTCCAGAAAAAATGTTGGTTTGTATTAATTCGTCTACTCTACCAAAATCTTCTTTAGTTAAATCACTTGCACCTAAATCATCTACAATAGGCTTACGAGTCGCATCATTTACAAAAGCAAGTAAATACTTTTTGCCGTCTGCACCCGTATACATATTGTCGAACTGTCTGCTTACCGCTCTTTTCTCGTCAGGACTTGGTTCTCCGTTTGGTAAAGTAATAAGTTTACTTGCACTAAAGCCTGTTTGAGCATTACCTAAAACGTGCTTACTTACTTCTACATCACTTTCGATGTAGTTAAGCGCACCGAAATAACCCGGTAAGCTATAAACATTCATTCCCGGTCTGTACTCTTTTACATAAAGTATTTGAACACCGACAGGGTTTTTAGGGTTGAAAGCTGCGTAAACTTCTGCTTTTTCTTTATTAGCTTTCCAATCTTCTTTATACCAAAACTGCGTGTTATCTTTGTTAGTTCTAATCTTTGTATAATCACAATGCCATAACTCCGCAATAGTTTCGCCAAGCACACCCCAAATAACTTGGATATAAGCACCGCCAAATAGTTCAATATCTAAAGCAACCTTTTTTGTTAGGTCGTTTAAGGTTTCTTCTCTATTAACTTGCTTAACAATAGGCTGCTCTCCTGCCCAACCATTACCAACAATGTAGTTTACTTTGCCTCTTACGATAGCATTGTGCTTGGCTGACTTGTTAAAAAGGTCTAATAGGTATTGCGGATAGTCATTGTTTTGACCATACTGCATATACCCTTCGCCTTTTTTCTCTTTATATTCCGGTTGCTTTGCTTCCGCAAATGTCAATACTTGTATTTCCATTATTGTCTAATTGTGAATGTGCTTGTTGTTTCGTATTCGGTAAATGATATAGTAGTACCTGAAAGCTCCATAATGCCTGTTTCGAGCAGGTTTAAGCCCGTCGGGTCTGTATTGGTAGTACTTGCTTGTTCGTAAATTGTATAGGTATATTGCCCGTTTAAACTCGTATTAAAGTAGCTATTAACTACGATACTAAACTCATTGTAGCGGTCTTTGTATGCGCTAATATCCGTATTGTTTAGCTTGACAAATTTGACTTCAGTATTTGTACTCCTATTCTCAAACACAAATAAATAATTTGGATTAGTAAGCGTTTGCTTTTCAGTCAAAGTTAGTATAATATTTTGGGTTTGCCCTTTCGTTAATTGTATCATTATCTATAAATATACTTAGAGCCAAAACTTTGCAAAATAAAAAACCCCCGCCAAATTAATGACGAGGGCATCTATATACAAAACCAAAACAACCTAAGAACCTGCGGTAGTTAATTGACCTGCCACAGTAGAGTTTACTTCTGGAGCAAGGGCAGCTTCCGCACCTGTGAAGGTTAAAGTGTAACCACTTCTGTCGCCTTCAGCCGTACCTGTACCTGCGCTACCGCCTGTAAGGTCTAAGCCTCTTGTTTTACCTAAGTACCAGTATTTGCCATTGTTATCTTTGGCAACTGCTACTAAAGTGTTTTGAGCCAACAACAAGATTTCGTTTCTTGTGTTCGCTTGTAATTTGTTTAATACGATAGTTAATTCTGGAGCATAGAAGATAGTTCCGTTTTGTACGTTTGCGTTCACGTTCTCAACTAATTGAGAAGTGCCTTTTACAAGTTCGTACTTATAGAACTTTTTACCACTTGCCTTAGTTAATGATGTAATAACACCACTTGCTTCGGTTGTTGCGGTAACGTCTGCTGCTGCTGCAAAATAAACTTCGGTTATACCGCCTAAACTGTCTTTGCAATCTAAGGTATAATTTTGAGTTAAAGCACAAGCCATTTTTTAAATATTGTTAGTTTGAAAAAATTGAGTAGGTATATTTCAACCTACCCGATAAATTATGCAAGGATAAACTTCACTGCTTCGTCAGGGAATGCAATGTTTACACCCATTTTGAACTCAGATACGAAACGTACTTGGTCAGCTTCTTTAGCATAGAAAATTTCAAACTTTTCTTCTTCGTTCAATAAGTCAGTACCTAAGAACAAGTTAGATAAACGCATAGCGTAAACCTTGTTAGTTCCGTTAAGACCTGCAACTGCTACAACTTTGATTGTAGTACCAGGTAATACGAATTCACTATCAGCTTTAACATCAATTTGGTAATTGAAGCTACCGCTATTTTTAAGAGCGATTGTGTAGGTACGGAATAAATCTTGACCACAGAAGATAGTCATATCGTCAGCTGCTACAACTTTAGCAGGGATTGCTTTGTAAACACCATCAAAAATGCTGATTACGTTAGCATCAGTGATAGAGCTTAAAGGAGCACCTGAAATGTAAGTAGAAGCGTTTGCAGCAACAACACCTGAAGCAGCACCGATTAACTTAACAAGACCATCGAACTTGTTTAAGTTTACGTTTACACTTGAAGTGTCGCCTTGCCATAAAGCAGTTTCTAATTGAGCAGCAATAGTTTTAGCTTTCTTTTCGCTATACTCTTGCTCAAAAGGTACGCTATCGTACATAGAGCCAGTAGGTAAAGCCTTTTGTAAATACTTAGCTTCTAAATCTTTAGGACAAAGAGCTTCGTTTACTTTAATTTTACCAGGAGTTACAGTTCTTTGAGTAAAGGTAGTAGAACCAGAAGCATTAAAGCCACAAGAAGCACCATCTTGGAAGATAGCGTCAGTTTCCATAATGTTAATCTTCTCGCTTGACTTTACGCCAACCATAACGTTACCTGCGCTCTTAATAAGAGAAGCAGTTTTTGCACCCAATACAGATGAAGTTACAAGTAGAGCTTCGTTTTCTTTTGTATAGTTTGCTAATGCAGATACATCAAATCCCATTTTATTTTATTTTTATTTGTTTAATAAAGCGTTTCTAAATTTTTCAATTCTATCGTACTTCATAGAGTGTGTAGTTACGTTAGAACCAAAGTTGTTTCTTGGTTGCGCAATAGGTTCAGCGTTAGGAGTTTTTGTAAGTGCTTCTATAAGTTCAGCTACTTGACTAAAACCATTCTTAACTTTTGCCTCTAATTGTGCTACTTGTGTTTTAAGATTTTCGTTTTCAGAAACTAATGCAGCAATTTCGTCTGCCATTTTTTCTTCATACTTCTTACCTAATTCAGCCGGTACTTCCTCAGCTTCTTTTGCTTCAGCTTCTGGAGTTTCAATAGATAAGATTTTTGCAGCTTCGTCTAAAACGATTTGTGTGCCGTCTGCTAATTGGTGTTCGCCAACAGGAGCCGGTGTGCCGTCTGCTAAGGTAACTTCGCCACCAATAGCAAGTTCGCTAATCATAACCTTGGTACCATCCATAAGGCTATATTCTGCGAATGTAACAGGTACTTCGTCGTTAATAGCTTCTTCAATAGGAGCCGGAACTTCTACTGGTGGCATATCTTCGAACAAAGCCCTAATTTGCATAATTGCATCTTTTGCGTTCATCATTCTTTTTGTTTAAATATTAATAAAAGATTTTGTTTATCATTTAACCTTCTGCAATATTTCCTTTATTGCATTCATAAGCTCTTGCTCTTTGGTAGGTTTTGTCTTGTAAGTAAACAAACCCTCTACGCTAAAGCCTTTAAATTTGCCCTCTTTAACATCGTTCCAAACCCCTTCGTTATCTACTTTAAAAGAACCAAACCAACTTCCGTCTGGTGCATCTTCAAATCCTTTCATTGGTAAGATGCCACGGCTTTCGTCTGTAATAAAACTCTCAAACATTGTTACCCCTTCTACTTGAGCATTAGGAGAATGCATTAAGTTTACGTTTGATTGGTAGCCTCTTTTGAAAAACTTTTGCGCAATTTTAAAGATAGTATCTTTAGAAAAGACCACATAGTAATCGCCATAAGTAGCGTCGCTGCGAAAAATAGGTACATCAGCCAACATAAGAGGTCCAGAAATAATACGCTTATCTTCGCTAACCACTTCAAAGCGTTGTTGATTTTTAAATGCATTCCAATTCTTTTGAATAGCAGGGCGGTCTACTAATGCCACGTAATCCACCTCGGCATCGTCATTCATATCCTCGCTAATGTCTAATAAGTAAACAGGTAAGTCCATACTCGTAAATATTAAGTTTTTTAAATTGTTATCATTTAACCAAATCTTGCCCTTTGCTGAATAGCTGCAATCCTTTGTTGGTTGCTCGTTACATCGCTTTCCACTACATACGCTCTTGTTGCTTGGTTACCTAAGGCATTAATGGTTTGAGTATTAAGGCTTGTAGTTTGTGCTTGAGGCTGAGGTGGAGCTATTGGTGCGCCTGCTGAAACATTTGGTGTACTCATATTACCTGCGCCACCACTTGCTGCTCCCGGTACTTTTGTTGCTATAATGTTTTTAACCGCACTAAAACCAGTTGTTGCAGCAATAACAGTCGCAGGAATAGAAGCAGGAAATGGCAATTTTAAAGCTTGGGTAATACCCAAATATGTATTAATTAATGCAGAAGATATTGCTAGAGCTTTACCCGCAGCAGTTTCTTTACCTACTATATCGCTTAAAGCACTTAAAGCCGCAGCACTTTGTTGTGCTAAAGCTATCTTTTGGTCTGCTTCTTTTTTTGCTATGTCTACTCTTGCCTTTGCATTTGCTTCAATACTTGCGGTATATTGGTCTTCGCTTATTAAACTATTGGCAAATTGTTCTTCTAATAAAGCATCTCTTTGGTCTAATAAATCTTTTTCTAATTGTAAGTCAGTTTCATTTTTAGCTAACTTTTTATCTAAATCTGAAAGTTCTTTAGCGGCTAATTTTTTCCTATCCGCCTCATCATTTGCAAAATCTTTTTTTAGTTTATTGAAATTTAACTCATCTTCTGCTTCTATAGCTTTGGCTGCATCTTCAAGCATTTTTGCATCTGCTACTGCTTGCTTGTCTTTTTCTTCTTGTCTTAAAGCATTTAAATCATTATTAAATTTTATTCTTAAATTTAATATTATATCA